TTGGAACCTTCCCCAGTCTTCTTCTGGAAACCAGTCAAGCCAAGTCTTTATTGTAGTAGTTCTAAGTTGTGGGTTGGTGTTCCGGATGATTGCCCACCGCGATTTCCGAATGCCTTCATCGTTTTTCTTTTGCGCAAGAGCGCGTCTAAAGACTTCGATACAGCAAGCCACAGACTTGCCGGAACCTACAGGCCCACGGATGCCGCGAAAGAAAGTATTGTCTTTCATAAAAGACTTTAATACTTCTCCGTCAGCTTTGTACTTAAAGGTTGTCAACCTTCATATCCTTCCCAATCCGAATTAAGTTTTCAACGACTTCAGGGCCGATAGATGCAATCATCTTGTCAGCCTCATAGTCTGTACAAAACTCTTTGGGATAGTGTTTGAAGTGAACCTGCTTAACGATCTTTCTAAGAACGCGACGTTCTTCTTCACTGATTGTATGAAGGAAACTCATTTTCTATACTCCCTAACTTTTTTGGCTATACCTTTTGGCTGCTTTGAAAACTGTTTGCCCTTAGCTATTGCGCGTCGTTTGGCTCGGCTTGTTCTGGCGTACTCTTCACTAGATAGAGCCTTAATTGCTTTCTCTGGCAGATAACGCTCGCCTGTTGCTTCTGGCCCTTGTGTAGAAGGTTTACCACTTTTGGTGCGCCACTTTTGTCGCGTCCAACTTCGTAGGCTCTTCTGTGATTCCTTGAGTGCCATAGTCTAGTCCTCAATCCGTGTACCCGCCGCCACGTTTCTTGTATTCTTTAGCAAGCATTTGTGCTTTACGAGCAGACCACTGGCCAGCTTTACCGCCCTTTGTTCCGGCTTTAATTTGTTTAAACAACCTGCGCCGCATCGTTGGCTTTGTGTAATTGCCAGCTTCATTCACAGCCATCTAAACTAAACCTTCTTTTTACGAGTACCTGCTCTGGTTGCAGAAGGAACAGCATTAATAACTGTAGGCACTACATTCTCAGGCAAGCTGTCGCGTGTATGTACTCGGCGGCTTTCCGTTGTATACGTTTTGCCAGACACGACACGACCATCAGGAAGGTCACAGGTAGGGCCTTTATATGGCGTTCCGTCAGCAAAAAAATATTCAGTATCCATTTTTAATCCTCATATTGCTTTTAGGGCCGAGTTTCTTACGAACGTTAAGGCCTTTTGGTTTGTTGCGTCGCTTTACTTTGGTGACTGCAACATAGGATGAAGGTGCTTGTTTCTTAGCCACGCTTACGCCCCGCAACTGCTAGCTGGCGCATTTTTCGTTTGCCATATTTTTTACGGCCAATGCTTGCGGCCAAAGCCTCTGGGTCTTTGACACCTTGCTTTTTGAGTTTAGCTGTAAGTTTTTTAAAGCGTTCGCCGCTGCCGAGTTTAGGCTTATTCATTACCACTTCACCTTATCTGCCCAGTATGCCGCAGACATCTTGCCCTTGGCAATGTTGCGTCTGTGCCTTGCTTTAAAGCTGGCACGTTTTTTCTTCATGCGATCAGACTCTCCAGCTTTAGGCTTGCCAGCAGTACTAGCACCCTGCTCACCAAACCTAATTGTCTTGATCTTGTCACCCTCTTTTGCCACCACAACATGAGACTTAGTTGGGTGATTAGGTGTACGCTTTGCCTGATTGTATCTCTTCAAACCAAGGCGCACTAAACGTGGGTCGCGTTCCTTAGCCATTAGCAACTTCCTCTGCATAAAGGGTAGTATAATCGCCGCCGCGCCATTTGAATGTCTCAGCACCAGTTTTTCTATTTTTAGCAAAGGCATCTGAGAAAGATAGATCATCATCATTTCTGTTATAGATACGATCTTTAATTGTAGTGGTGGCTTGTTGCAGACGCTCGTTACTTAACAAAGCATTTGGTAGAGTAGGGTTACGCACACCAAGATCAACAGGAATATCTGGTATGTTCCCAATAACTCTATCAGCAGGCGGCACTTTAATATCAATATCAAGCATCGGGCCTAGCGCACCACCCATGTCTTCAGCAAAGACCTTAAACTTATCGAATATCTGATAGCCACCATCTCTAGTCTGACGGGCAGCAAAGTACTGCATTACACTAGGCATCTCTTCCACATCAGGCATACCTAACTCATCAAACGAAACAACACTTGCATCTTGATTGGCAGAAAAGAAATTATCCAATTTCTCTCTTGCAGCTATCATAAACTCAAGCGGAACATCATCAGTCTTAATCTCACCAAGTGAATTAAAGGTATTTGAGATTGTATTGTATATTCCTCTGAAGACATTGGAAGCATAGTCATAGCCTTCAAAGGACTTGCCTGCAGGTGGAATATTACCTTTGATACTAAAATTATATGTTTGGTTTACATCTTGAGCTTCGTAAACTCTTTCAGCATAGGCATCCATTGGATTGGCGCGTTTGCTCTCAATGCTTTTGCTTTTATCAAACCCGTAGTGGTCATCAATAGCAAACCCACCGTCCTCATTATCCTTGAATGTAAAGCCACCAACAAGGGTAAACATTTCAAACACTGGGTCTGTTGCAGACTTGACGTATAAGTCTAAGTCGCTTTGCTCTTGCCTTTTACCACTGTAAAAATTTTCTGGGCGCGTACCATCCTTCATAGCCGGATAGTCTCTATACTCAACATAAGAGCGGCCATCAGCCCTTGCGTTCTCAACAGCAGAGCGAAGAACACCTAACTGATCTTCTGAAAATCTTTCTGTCCTAACACTAAACCCATCAACGGAAACACCGAACATGTTTGTTATCTTATTCCCAACTAGGAACCTAGCATATTGGTATGCGTTCTCGGGGAGTAGATTAACCATATCGAACCTTTAAAAGAAAAAAATATTTTCCAAACAATACCAAAGTAATGGGGTTTTAGTCAACGAGCCTTTTTTGACTATAATGTTTGTATGGGTCCTCGGCGATGGGAGCGTAGCCCGTTTTTCCCCCCACCCCCCATTCAGAGTAAGAGCAAGGAAATAGAAACACGCCACGTTTGGTCAACCTAAGTCTATCTCTACTTTGATATCTCCGGCATGTAAGTGCATATGTTTATCTGGGGCTTTAAGCCCTGCGCGATCGAGCAAGTCTTTACTTGCTTCAAGCTGAACATACTCGCTCTTAGCTGACGATGAGAGGTGCATTACCCTGTGTAAAGCGCTGGTAGCTTTGACTCCCAATTCATCCCTTATCCTCTGCATCATATAGGCTTGAACATGCGGTAGGGCTAAAGCCTTGCTTGCACTTACTCTTCCTGATTCTCCCACACTGTACCCTGCAACTTCTGCGGCTTCCTTTATGGTTCCGCCATTTGCTACGAGGTGCTCAACCAGCGCAGTTTGCTTAGACGTTAAACCATGCTCATTCTTTTTCAAATCCCTACTCATATCTCTCTCCGAAAACGTAGTCCTCAAACAAGCAAACTGCTTGTCCTGCGGAGTTTAAGAGGGTTTGTCAACCCTTGTAAACCCCCTATGCGGTATCATGTTACCTAAACCACATAAATACTTTATCAGCTGCTACCTCAATCTTATATTTCTCTATCTAAATCAGCAACGAGTAAGGCATCCTTTGTGGTTCACATACTTGAGTACCACCACACCTATATCAGCTTGATACATAAAACATATGTTACCACTTGCCAGTCAGCCACTAACTCACTCTTGCACAGAAGCACGTTATGAGCAGTAAATTCCCATATCTACATACATTCATACATAAAGATATTATAGAAGACATTGAGATGGCCGCTAACTTATCTTCGCCCAAAGCACCCACTCGCAGGTTTGCACTTTTCGCGCTTTATCCATTGTTATGTCCCTCTTCTAAGTTGTAAGTAGACTAAGACTACCCCTACCTAACAATGCGCTAAAGTTTCATAACCCACACGACCCATCAAGTACATCCCGTCTTTGGGCTTTCTCTAAGCGCGCCCCATGCCATGCGCTCACGCGCAAGGCGCGCTAAGAGAAACCACCAAACGTTCGTGGATGCACTTGACGGGCACGGCTTCGCCAGTGGCCTACGGCTCATCTGGGCCATGAATTCTTTGCGCTTGTAAGGTTGGGATAGTCTCAATCTACACAACTTAGAGGAACATAACCATGTCTAAAACACAAAAAGTACAAACGCTCGCAGACTCTTTGGTCGAAGCTAAATTAGCAGCAATCCAGTTTCATAATAACGTTTATGTACAAACGAATATAGCTAAAGGAAATTGTTTTACTGCTCACAACGCGCTTCAGTACAAGACCAAGCTAGTAGCTGACCAACAAGCAGCAACAGAGGTTCTTTCGGAACAAGCAGCTATAGGTGTAGCAGTACTCCAGCATGAGAAAGCACAAATGATGCTCGACTCGATGCTGGCAGAGATTGAGAGTTACAAGCTAGAAGTAGAAGCGTGTGAGCGTGTATATAAAATGCTTTCAGGCAAAGACTACAGCTTACCACAAAAGAAGTAGGTATTAAGGGGAGGGGTTAACACCCTCCCCGTCCTTACTCACAGGAGATTTCCATGTTTATCAGGATCGTAGAGACATTTGTAATCGTAGGACTGGGATGCACGGTCTTGCTATGGACTGAAATTATTATCCCTGCGCTGACTCAATAATCAAATTCAATGCTTGTAACTACCCATAGTATGTGTATAATTGTACACAGGAGGACGTTATGAAACTCACTTTGAAACAACAGTGGTGGGAATGGCATAAGCAAAACCCACATGTGTACCAGCTGTTCAAGAAATTTACTTTCCGTGCGATCGAGCGCGGTCATCGAAATCTATCCGCTTGGTTGATTGTAAATCGTATTCGATGGGAAACATCTATCGAAACAACTGGCACTGACTTCAATATATCCAACGACTACATCGCATTCTACGCTCGGCTCTTCATGGTCGAGCATCCAGAATACAATGGATTCTTTCGCATCAAAAAGATGAAAAGGATTTAATCTTTCGAAGTTTCCACCCCTTAGTAAAAGAAATTTGGAAATTAAATGGCAATACCTAACAAACTAAAGAAACTAAACGGCTTTCACGGCAGGCTCTTTGTTGAAAGAGATGAAGCGGAAACTTGGTTAGATCGTATTCAAAAGAAAATTGGAAACGAGTACGAGTTTGAAGTGAAAGAGAATGTAAAGTCAGAAGACGGAACTGATTTAGTGTTGGCATTTATTTACAAGAAGGAGGTGTAGAATGTCATATCCAAAGGGAGCGGTCGTCGAAGTGCGAGCGGTATATCATGTGTATGTTGAAGGGGAAGATATCGAGACATTCTTAGACTTGCCGGATGACACGTCTCGAATTGATTTCATTCAACCAACTCATCACGATCTGTCAGAAATGACAATCTATGGAATTGAATACGAATAGGAGGAACAAATGACTAAACAAACTCAATATCTGGATGAACTTAGCAATCAAATCATATCCTTGATGGAGGAACATGGTGCTAACTGGAAGCAGCCATGGGTTGAAAACGCAAAGTATCCTAGAAATATAAGCACAAAGAACTGGTATCAAGGTATCAACGTAATCAACTTGATGATCAGCCAATATCGAAATGGGTTTGGCTCATCTGAATGGGGCACGTTCAAGCAATGGAACAATGCCGGATGCCTAATAAAAGCTGGCGAAAAAAGCAAAGCCATGTCTGTATTCTACAAACAAACAATAGTTGAAGATGACAATGGTAAAGAAAGAGCATTTCCATTTATGAATGTAGTGCCGATCTTCAATGCAGATCAGGTGGAAGGGTACACTCCAGACACAACAGAAACAGACAGACCATTCAATGACTATGTAAATGTTGAGCGGTTCATTTCATCTGCTAACCCAAACATTAATAACAATGCCAGTCTTGCCGCATACAATCCTGCAAGAGATGAGATACTAATGCCACCAAAGAGTGCGTTCGTAGATCAAGGGGAAGCAACAGCAGAACAGCATTATTATTCTACTTTCTTGCATGAGTTGGTGCACTGGACAGGCAGTGCCAAGCGTTGCGATCGCAAGGTAATCTTCGACAAAGCAAGAGAGGAATATGCACAAGAAGAATTGGTTGCTGAGTTTGGTTCGGCAATGCTGTGCGCCATGCTCAATGTGACAACGACACCAATGGACGATCACGCAAAGTATCTAAACTACTGGGTAAAGTTTATTAGCAACAACAAGAAGGCGTTAAAGAAAGCAATCACAGACGCACAAAAAGCCGTGCAGTATCTTGATGGACAGCAAGCATCGAGCGTACTGCCAACTCAAATAGCTGCCGAATAGGAAGAACTATGGAAATTAGAAGTAAATCAGAACGTGGCTTAACCGTTCGATACAGTCACTATGAAATGATTGTAATGAACGAGTTAATGCAAATCGGAAAGGACGCTTTTGTAGAAAACCTAAACCGTGGTGACTACAAAGACAAAGGCAAAGGGTTTTTAATTGCAGCAAACAGAGTTTCTTATGGATACCAGTTGCTCCCGATGGGAGGAGTAAAAAAATTCCAAGAGAAGTTTGTTGATGACCAAACTCACTGCCCCCTATGCGCAACCAGACTACATGCAGAAGATCGGGCTTGTGTATAACGCCCCCGCCCATTCGAGGGGCGTTATGCACAGCCCTCAAACCAAAGGAGGACACTATGAAACCACAGTTTGAAGACTTACAAGATAATCTTATCGAGTGGCTGCGCCCTATGCGAGCCAGAATATTAACCATATCCGAAGATGAATTTGAGCACATGCTTGAGCCGGAACTTGATCGTATCACGCCACATGACCCAGGCTTTTGCTTGATTGTTGCTTTGGATAACCCAGTGCTTCGTCAAATCAAATTGAATGAAGGGTACTTCGATGTTGCAGATATTATTAGGGATAATATCTACAGCAGTCTCTATAAGTTTGCGTGGCAATGGTATCGCGAAATGCGTGCAGATATGGAGCAGATCAATGGCACAGTTTAACCGAAGACACTTAGAGTTTATTGCGGAGTATGTTGCTCCGCTTATCAATACCCCGCAAGACATTGAGTATCTTGCAGATGTATTTGAAGACACTAATCCCTTGTTCAAACGAGGTAAGTTTGTTTCTAAAGCTATCAATGCTTGGGAGAAACGCAATCTAATTGATGATGAAATTCCATACTAAGGAGGAACTGTTATGGATATTGATATATATGAAGAGGTTTCTATCGACACCAATTTTCATTTAGAGAACAACTTAAACTTTAATGACATGATAGAGATGATAACGAATGATGACTATACAGTTACGTTCTCTATTAATCTGGAAATTAGCGATAGTTACAATTCTTCAGCTGAACTAAATGAAATGCACGAAATCCAAGTTACAACAGAAGTTTCGAAAGAGTTTCTATTGAACCAACTTGCTAATTACACGCAAGAAACGGAAGGAACAATTGCTAATTTGAAAAAACTCGTTGCTAATCTTAGAGAAGAAATTGTCAGTTTAAAAGAACAAACAAACAAACCTGTTGACCATCTAAGACCTGTGGGTTAGTGTCCACATAGGAGAAACAGATGGCTAAGTCTAAGCAAGACAAGTTAGGTCAACCAGCAGAGTGTTCTAGGTGTAATGTCGTCACGCATCAATTCGTATGCGTGATGACAAACAATCCAAACGATCTGTCTGAGCGTCGTACTCTATGCGTAGAGTGTGAGGTGATCGAGCATGAGAAGTATTTAAACGAGCGCGCTGCCGAACTTAAACGAGTAGAAAACTTGGTACGCAACAACGATTGGGAGTGGTAATGACCAGCAAGAGTAAACAAAAGGGAGCGTATCACGAAAGGTTTTTCGTTAAGTTACTTGAGAAGTGGGGCATCAAAGTTAGGAAACAACCATTGTCCGGTGCACTGGGTGGTGAGTATGCGGGTGATTTAGTTGTCGAACTTGCAGACCTGAGCCTGATTACAGAGGTAAAGTATCGTGCAGACAGTGGGTTTCCGTCTCCATTTACAGTGCTGGAGGGACGAGACATAGCACTATTCAAGCGTGGCAAGGGTGATCCTAGATGGATACTTATCGTGCCCGACGTTGTGTTGGAGAAACTTGTCAAAGACTATGAGATTGTAAAAAAGGGAGGTGCCGATGGAGGAACATCAAAGGCTAACGCCAGAGCGTAGGAAAGACGTTATCCGGCGCACATTCATCTCACAGATGAAGAAGATTTACAGGCCGCACAAACACCTGATCGACAACAAATCAGAGGGTGTCTACCTAGATCAGATGGCCGAAATTATTAATGAGAAGTTGCCAGTTGCTGATTCCGAAGAGCACTTGCTTGTTATGATACGCAAGTCTTACGACCATGCAACCAGCAAGAACGATACTAATTTTTATTTCTCATTGGCACAGGTCATAAAGTCTTGCACCCATGTTGCACAAGAGCATTACAAAACACACATTGCACCATTTGAAAAACAAACTCGATACATTTAAAGCAAGCACGATGAAGAGAGAGGGCACAAAGACGATCCAACTTCTCAAGGCTGGACGATAGCAGGTGCACAAAAACAAATTGAGTATACTCAAGAACTTATGGACACAGGGCAGCTGCCGAAACGTGTCGGTGAAATGTTAATCCGAATACCACAGAAAGCATTAGAGCGTATCCAGCAAAGGGAGACAAGCAATGGATAGAAACAAATCAATCGGTGGGTCAGACGTACTCAAGATCATGCGTGGTGATTGGCATCAGCTATGGCTAGAGAAGAAAGGTCTGGCAGAGCAGGATGACTTGAGCAAAGTGTTCCCAGTACAACTTGGCATTGCCACTGAAGACTTCAACATTGAATGGTTCGCCAAAGACATGGGCGTAAACATTACATACAAGCAATCTCAATACAGCAAGATAACCCCTGGCGGTATCCCACTTAGAGCCACACTGGATGCTGAGTTTGAGTTAGATGGTCAGCGGAATATCTTGGAGTGCAAGCACACATATGACAATAACACATTGGGCAATCAGGTTCAGAACTACATGCCACAGCTTCAACTCTATATGTATGTTGCTGGTCTTAAGCATATTTACTTTTCAAACATATTTGGCAATCGCAGATATGAGTACTGCAAGGTTAGCTATGATGAAGACTATCTCAACAATATGATGATGCACGTTAAAGAGTTTTGGGGTTTGATAGAGAGCAATACAGAGCCACCTCAATCCGTTCACGTTCCGTCCATCACGATAGACCACATAGAGTTAGACGATATGGTTGCCCGCTGCGCTGATGGTGACAACATGTTCCTCGATCAAGCGCACCAATATATAGAAACAATAGAGGCTCATGCAATGCACGAGACTGCAAAGAAAACACTAAAGGCAATGGTGGCTAACAATGAAAGGGAAGTTTACTCGAAGCCGCTAAGTATTAAGCGATCAAAGAATGGAGCGCTGCGCTTCACCATAAACAAAGACGGGGCTACAGAATAGCCCCGCCCGTTGATAGAAAGGAAAATGACAATGACAGAAAAGTCTGACACAGGCCCTCTCATTCATGAGGAGGCACAACCATTAGAACATATGATTGGAAACGAGTATAGCCTTGGATGGAGAAGTGTGTGGATACACACGCCAGATGAGGCGGTGCGAATTGTTTATCGTGGAAGTCGGCTTGAATTAACAGTGGTTAGAAAAACATGAGAGTAAAAATGTCAACCATTATGCGGGTTGTTTGCGATGAGTTTGATGTAACAGAGGAGCAAATAAAGGGTAATAACAGGATAAATAAATTTATCATACCTCGCTTTGCTTTTTATTATCTTTCCTACAAGTACGGACACAGCTACAAAAGGATTGGCATGTGGCTAAACGATCGCGACCATACCACAGTGCTTCATGGCAAGCGCAGGGCAACACAATATCTTGGTGAAGATAGGTTAAATAAACTTGATTCACAAATCCAAATATTGAATAATAAAATGTATCATCAGCAGGGAGAACAGTGATGAGCGAAAACCTACAGCTATGGAACAGCGTATCTCAATCAAACAGCAAGTATCTTAAGAAAGTAAATATCGGTGCTCGATCGTTTACAAGCATCGATCCTCACTATCAAATCAGATCAGCAACGGAAGCCTTCGGGCCGCTCGGTGATGGGTGGCGCTATGATGTTGAGTACAAGTATATCACGCATGGTGATGTAACTATGTGTATCGCAGAGGTTACAATTATACACGGTACCGACAATCAGTACGGGCCTGTTGCTGGATGCCGGACATTTATTCATATGAACCATCCTAAACGCGGTACTGTGATTAACGAAGATGCGCCAAAGATGGCGCTTACAGACGGATTGACCAAGGCATTGTCGCACCTTGGTTTCAATGCCGATGTGTTCCTTGGAGAGCACGACAATAAATATGCGGCAGAGGCGAAAGAGAAAGGAGATTGGTAATGTCAGAACACGACAATACGAATCGCGGGGCAGTGTTCCCACCATACGAAGACACAAAGATGATCTTAACTGGCAAGGCAAATAATGATGGGCAGGATGTTAACCTTGTCTTCACTATGAGCAAGACCAAAGATGGTAAACAAATCATCGATATTTATCAGAAGGTCGGCACATTGTTTCCGAATGATAAAAAAGGAAACGAAAAAGCACCAGACTATACTGGGCCGTTTGCCAACCGACGCATCAGTACATGGCGTCAGTCTAAGGGTGATCTAAAGTATATGTCTTTAGAGATTTCAGACAAGCGTGATAGCCAAGGCAAAAGCTCTTCATCGCTAGTAAACGATGACGTTCCATTTTAATGGAC